TATTTACATCCATTGCTGATGAGCCAATTACTGTGTTTCCATTTCCAGTTGTTATAGCATTTCCAGCACCTTCACCAAATACTACGTTATTTGCAGGGCTGCCACTTAAACCGCTTGGCACGTTAGAAACGTAAACCGAAGTTCCATCTACCGCACAATCACTTAATCCATTCAAGTCTGATGCACCTCCGCCACCTAAATTATCAGGTGCTATCCTTACGTTGTCAGTACCATCGTAACCTACAACGAAGTCTACGTTTGCACTATCTGTTTTGAGCGTAAACTCACTAAATTTTTTATTTGCCATTTTTTTATTCTTCTATAATTATATTGTCTCCATTTTCAGCTATCAGGAAATCTCCGTTTTCTGCTGTAACTCTGTTAAGGGTTTCTGCAATACTTTGGTAAATACTTCCCCAAGTGCTACTTACAAATCCCCAATACGTTGTTTCGTATATCTTTCCGAAAGCCATTTATGTATTTTTTTAGTTTTACTATGTTTTTGTTTTTTGGTTTGTACGTCTTTGTCATAGAACCCATCCGTTAAATAAACTATCTTTGTCAGGATAAACATCGTCATCCGTATTAGTGTTGTATTCAGGGAATAAATTTGTGTTAAAATTCATATGGTCTATAAACCTTGTTGTATAGTATTCCGCTAAATTTCTTTCTTTTTGTACTAAAAAGTCTACCTCATCTTTACTAGGTGTTTCTCCGTTTTCGCTAGAATGTTTAAACAACCCACCATTTTTTAGCTGATAAGCTGAATAAGGCAAATACTCTACCATTGCAAAATGTATAAGCATAGGTGCTAAATACTCATCCACTAGCGTTTGGTAATTGCCTGTTAGATTGTCTGCTATAATATCAGCTTGTAATTTGTCGTATAATTTGCTACCTGTGTAGTTTCTTATGTGTATCTCTTGTGCTATCTTGATAAACTGTATAAACTTATTGGTATCTACATTACCATCTAGGATACTATTTTTTACAAGGTCAGTTCTGTTTATAAATAATGCTGTTGCCATATCTAATTTTTAAATCCCATTTTATTCCAATAAGCAGCAGTATAGCCTTTATACTTCATATTTCTTGGCGCAACAGGTACTTTCTGTGCGTTAGTTTCAGGCTTAAATCCTTCTTTCCTCGCCTTTGTTGTGCTAATTACATCTCCTAAACTTTTACTGCCATCTTTTTTAGCATATATTCTTCGTGTCCACCTATGCGAACATCTTGCACCGCCTTTGTAAAGCCATATTGAATATGTGGTTTTTCCTTTGCCTGCTAAATTAGGATTTACAGCTTTATCTCCCATATCAGTAATATCTTCTTTACGATACACCTTTTTAGCACTTACCATTTTCTTACAAAATTCTCTTGAACTTGTTGTATCATCAGTCGGGTATCCATCTTTATAAGCATCATACATATATCTTACTAAATATGTAATATCTTCTTTACCTTCTTTTCTACCTTTACCATCTTGTTCGCTTTCTCGATATGGCTTGGCACTACCTGTACTTGCAAGATTTGTCTGCTCGTTTAACTCTTTAATTTTTTGGTTAAGGTCATCATCATTGTCATAATCTACTTCCCTTGTATCTATAAGTTCATAGTTTTTTAATAGTTCTTCTTCATCTTGTCCTAAATCAATAAGTGCATCGGCAATCTCTGTGTCTACAAACTTATCCACATCACTTGCTAACTTTACACCTGTTTCTTCTTCTTGTGTTTCATCGTCTACAATTTCTTTGTCAATATCTATAAACTCTAACGGTTGTAGTGTTTTAAAGTATAGGTTAAGAGATATATCGTTGTATGCTAGTATTTTGTCAAACGCTTCTATAAGTAAGTTCTGAAAAGGCTTAATAACCAAGTTCATCATTAGCTTTGTAGCTGTTTCTAACTCCTCTGCGTTGTTTCCAAGCCCTGTGTTGTCTTTAATACCTAAAAGCATAGGAGACACTACCCTGTGTGCTACAAGTATCTTACGGCTGCTCTCATCGCTTAAAAACTGATACTGATTATGTGCATCACTTAATTGTACAGGGTCTATTGTGGCTGCTGTTTCAGGGCTGTCGTTAAAACTTAAAATAAACTTACCTGCATTACTACTACCTGAAAACTTATCATAGATACGTCTTTCTATTTGTTCTCTTTCTTCTGCACTAGGAGTACCTGAATTAAAGTTAATAAGCATACTAGGAGATAATCCTGATTGTATGTTATTTATATGAAAGTTAGATATTTCTTCTTCTAGGTCTGCATACTGCAACCCACCTTGATAGTCAGGTGTAGCATAGTACTTGTATCCTGCTCTGTAAGGCTTAACGTAAACAATTTCGATAGCTTCATTACTCATACCAAAAGCAGGTATACGCTTGACTTGGTTAATACGATTGTATTTAGCCCAATCACTAGAATAGTAATATGCTTCTATTTCTCCTTTGTCGTTGCACTTTTCAGCAGCTAGTTGTTCAACAGGTATATGCTCAACCCTTGCTATCTTTTTTCTGTCTTTACTATAAATTACCTGCATACTACATTGACCAAACAATTTAAGGTCTGCACATAGTTTACGTGTACAATCTTTGTGTAGTAGTGTAATGGCTTGTGCGTAGGCATCAGGTTTTGTATTGCTGTCAGTAGCATCTAAACCTTTACCGTATATCATCTCGCTTATACCGTTTATGACAGCGTTGTTTGTAGGACTACCGTTGTAGCGGTCTATAAGGTACTGAAAGTAAGAGTTTTTATCTCCGTATGTTACAAAAGCCTTATTCTTCTTTTCTTCAATAGTAGGGCTTACATAGTTAGATAATGTTAATGCGTGTATCATAGTACTATATAATCGTTATCGTGTGTATCGTTTGTATCGTAAACATTCTTATTTACATTGTACCTGCTTTGTGTTACAGGTGTCTGTGCTGTACAGAACAATTTATCTCTATAAACTATTGTAGTGCCATTTAAAACTTCTAGTGTGTAATAGTGTCCTTCTCTAAATGGTGCGTTGCTGCTGCCAAATGTCATAGTAGCTGTTAGAAAGTTTTCGTTGCTATCAACAATAGTAGATGCTGTAATTGTTTCTGACTTGTTAGTTTGTTCATCAGTAACAGTATATGTGAGCGTTTGAGTAACATACTCTGCTCTTGGTATATACTTAAATGTTTGTGTTTGCGATACTGATACAATCTTCATATAAGTATAACGCAAAAAAGCGAGAATTTGTAATAAAAAAAAGGAGGGCTTTTACACCCCCCTCTATCATAATCAAAACAAAACTATACTCTATGCAAATATATAAAAAATATATTAAGCAGGAGTAATAGGTGTAGTAGCACTTTCGTCAGGTGCTGTTGCAAAGAATGGTGGATTAACCTCACTAGCTACTGCTGTAAGTGTAAAGCCTTGTAAATCTCCTGCTGCTGCTCCTGTTACAATAGTACCGCCTGTAACCTCTGCACCGTTGTCTTTTCCTATTAGTAAGTACTTTGTAGTACCTGTACCATCAGGATATAGTTCAACGACATAGTGCGCTCTACCTCTGTTTAGAAGTTTTATTTCTTCTTGTGTTGCAACATCTAGATTTTGAAAAGTAATATTTAGTGTACTTTCATAGAATGTCGTACCATTTTCTCTGCTTGACGTTACGCTTGTCTCTAAAGATGTTTGACCACCTTTTACTTCGAACTTGAAAAATTCAGCACTTGCATCAGTTGGTAGTGTTACCGTTCCTGATGATGGGCTTAACGCTGCTACTACTGCGCTATAATCAAGTATGTATACATTTTTGATACCTGCATAAGCTGCCTTACAGCCTATACCTCTACCTTTTGTTATTGCACAACTCATATTTATTTATTTATTAAAAAAGGGCAGGTAGGATATTCCTAGCCCACCCCTTTTATGTTGGTTAATATTATGAGTAAAGAACGATATCGCCTCTTACTCCGTATTGTACACCTGCTGTGTAACGCATCACAACTCTTACGTTTTGTGAACCATCAAGGTCAGCCATATCAATAACTTTAACTTCGTTACGGTCATCTAATAGACCTGTACCAAAGAATAGGTTGCTTTTTTGAGCAGCTACTGCTGTGTTATCAGCAAGTCCTTTAGCAACAACTAGGTTGATGCCTTCAAAAGTAAGCTGACCACCGTTGTACCATTGCGAACCTTTGTTATCTGTACCTGCACCTCCAATAGTAGCAACAAATCCGCCTAAAGAACGTACATACGCTCTAGCAATGTTTGAAGATACATATAGGTTAAGGTCTTCTTTTCCGTATACAGTTGTAGGAATAGCATCTACAATAGCACCTAATTGAGCTACTACGTTTGTGCTATCAATAGCAACAGCAGTTACATCAGCACCACCGTCAGCAGTTAAAAGTGTATCAAAGCCGTCAAAAGAACCTTCTCCTGTGCTACCTGACCAAATAGAAGTTTCAGTTGCGTTTGCAACTTCAGCAGCTACTTGTGCGATAACGAAGTCAGAGAATAAAGGTGGCAATTCATCAAAAGCACTAAAGCCCATTTGAGCAGCTTCCCAATCTGCGTGCAATTCTTTCTTACAGATTTGTAAGTTTACTTGCAATTCAGCAGGAGTAAGTACTTTTTCAGTTAGTGTCATTGTTGAAGTAGAACTATCGAAATCACAGTCAGCAGAGCGGACAAGACTTCCAAAAGAACCTACTTTCATAGCAGCTTTATACTTTACGTTTGGTAAAATAGTAACAGTTCCGCTATCTAGTGTATCAGCAGACAAAAGAGCAGCAGCAAGATATTTTCCTGCAAACTCTCCTGCGTAACTTGATGTAATAGTTGGGTTTGGCATTTTATTTAATTTTAATTGTTAATTTTAGACATTACTTTATCGAGTGTTGTTTGCTTTCTGTTTTGTGCAAACTTTACACCAATATTGTTATTTTTTTGTTCAGGGTTATGAGCAATAGGCTCGGCAGCAGGTTCAGACAATTCCTCTTTTACTTCTTTCGGTAATTCCTCTGATAATTCTACTTCTGCTTCTTCGCTCATTTCTTCTTTCTTCATATCCTCAATCATAGCTTTGATTTCAGATACTGCTTCTGCTAGTTCTTCTTTAGTAACATAGCCTAATTCTTCAGCTTCTACTTCCTCATCAGTAGTTTCTTCATCAGCTTCTTCGTCTAGGTCTTTGATTTCAGCAATAATGCCTTCTTCTGCTACTACTAGCATCTTACCATCTTCCATAGTATAATCGCCAACAGGCAGTGCTACTTTGTCATCTTCGGTAATAATAAATATTTCTTTACCTGCTTCAAACGCTTCTGCT